TGCTTAATGGTTTGCCTATCAGCGCAACAAATTACACGCAAGCGGGTACAAGCGATTTGCAAAACCTTGCAGGCGGTGCGACTACAGTAAATAAACTGCTTGATACATTGGGCTTGTCGCCTACACGAACTAATTCTTTGCCAACTAACCCGCCAATCATTTCTGTTGCAAAATAAGGATAAGTCATGCAAAATATGGGCATCAATCAGTTGGCTAACATGTACATGGGCAACCCCCAGCCGTTGGCCGCTAAAGTTCAACAGGCGCAGCAGCAGGCTAAGCCGGGTCAAATTCCTCCTGACCTGAAAGAAGCGCTTGCGTTGCAGCAAATCCAAGATATGCGACAAGCTGCTCAAAATCAGCAGGCCATGCAAGCTGGCGGTCCACAGCCTACCGTGGTGGATCAACTGAAGCAGATGATTGCTCAGCAACAGCAACCACAAGGTTTGCCGCAAGGTGCAATGATGCGTGCCCCACAAGGGATGCCTCAACAAATGGCACCCCAGCCTGCTCCTCAAGGACTGCCACAAGCCGCCCCCCAAGGTATGGCCCCGGCTACACAGCCGCCATCAGAAGAGCAAGCTGGTTTGCCGCAGCTTCCATCTTCTTTGGGTCAACATTTTGCCGGTGGTGGAATTATTGCTTTTGGTGGTCCAGACGGAAGTTACGTGTCTAATTCAGATGAATATTACGCTGAACCTTTGCCTGCTGAAGCTAGGCAAAATATGGATACTGGAGTTTTGAAAAAGCTGCAAGAATACATGAGTCGCAATCTTGAACGCGACCCTAGAACTGGTGAAGTTATGCGCAACCCTGAAACGGGAGAGCCAATGCGCAAAACATCTAATGACATTCCTCGTGCTGCTGCTCCAGAAGTTCCGTATGGAAATGAAAGCCGCCGTGAAGTTATGCCAATGACGCAAGGATTGCCTGCATCTACGTTGGTAAAACAAAACCCCCCTGCCGCACCTCGTCCACCGGTAGCGCCAGTTGCTGCTGTGCCTCCTGCCGTTGTCACTCCGCCTGTAGCTGAAGCAGTGTCTCCTGTAGAAGAATTTTTACGCAAAAAATTTGCAGTCAATGAAGAAGACAAAGGTGCAGCAGCAGTAGCTAAAGCCAAAGCTGCATATGGCGCTCCAGACACTACAGGTTACGACCGGGCAGTAGAAGAATTGAATCGCCGGAAAGCGCAATTTGAAGCTCCTAAAACTGGCATTCCTGCATTGATGGAATACTTGCAGCAAGTGGCTCAAACCCCTCGCGGAATGGGTAGTTTGTCTGCAGGCGCAATGGGCGCACAGCGTGTTGAAGATATTCAAAAGCAACGCGAAGCTGCTCAGTTCGATCTTGCTAAACAAATTCTTGAAACAGAACAGAAGAAAGCTGACGTTACTCGCGGCTACGCTAAAGAGCTGTATGGCATTAATACCGCTGCTGTTGCAAACGCTGGTACAGAAGCATACAACGCTGCCATAGCCTTGCATAAGAGTGAAAGTGAAGCTAAGCAGTTGAAACAGCAAGCAGAGCAAAAAGAATTGGATCGCCAGAATCAATTGACTATTGAACGCGAACAACAAAAAGGAGCTAACGCTCGACATATTGTTCCAATTGAAAATAGAGTTTTCCAAAGCTATATGGAAGCTAATGGCAATAACCCAGTCAAAGCTTATGAGGCAATGAAGATTGCTGGCGCTGCTGGAAAAGGCGTGATGACACGCGATCAGGCTGCTGACAATGTGCGTAAAGACCTTGAGAACTTGCAAACAAGTGGTCCAATGCTTAAAGAAGCAAAGTTGGCTTTGCAAGCAAACGGTATTCCTAACCCAACAATGCAACAGGTTCAAGAACATTTGATACAGCAGCAAATGAAGGGGGTATCATTGACTGGACAACCTCAACCCAACAATGCTTTGTTTAACAAGGCAGATGCAATTCTCGCCGGGAGTAAATAATGGCAACAGCGGAACAATATGCACAGTGGCTCGTCGATAACGAAAGTAAAAAAGGTACTTCAGAATTTGACACGGTTGCTCAAGCATATCAATCCGCTCGGACTCAATTTGCAACTCCTGCTCAACCAAAACCTGAAGAGCCGGGGTTCTTTGGCCGTTTAGCGCCAGCTTTATCGCGTGGTTTTGGTGAGCTGGGGGAGAGCGCAGCAGGCATTGGTCTGGGTTTGAAGTCGGCTGTCGGTGCCACTGAGGCTGCCGGACAACAGGCTGCAGCTATTCGCAAAGAACAAGCTATTCCTCAAGCTGGTGCGCCATCCATTACATGGGAAGAGCTGGAAAAAACTTACGGCAAAGAAGGCGCATGGGAAGCTTTGAAGAAGTTGCCATCCTACGTTGCTGAGCAGGTCTTACAGAGTGCTCCTAGCATGGCTGTGCCATTGGCTGCGGGTGCTGCTGCCGGTGCTGTCTCTGGCCCGTTTGCGCCCATCGCTGCCCCATTGGCTGGTATTGGTACATACGGCCTGCAACAGTTCGGCTCGTTCATGCAGCGTCAAGCTCAAGAAGGTGCTACTGGAGAAACTCTTGCTCCCGGTAAAGCTGCCTTAGCTTCAGCAATTACTTCTCCTATCGGTTATTTTGCTGATCGTTTTACTTTGGGCATGGGCAAGATTCCAGAAAAGATTCTGGGCGAGCAAGTTGCCAAAGAGTTGGCTAAGCGCACGGGTGCCACTATGGCTGGACGTGTTGCAACTGGTGCTACGGTTGGCATAATTGCGGAAGCTCCAACTGAAGTATTGGAACAAATGGGTGAACGCTGGCAAGCTGGTTTGCCTTTGACCGATGAGCAGGCAAAGAAAGAATACAAAGAAGCTTTCTTTGGTGCTGCTGCGGTTGGTGGTCTTGGTGGTGGTGTATCGCGTGCTATGGCAAAACCAGAGGCCGTGGTAACTCCACCTGAAATTACTCCACCTGTTACTGCTCCTGAAGCTCCGACTGAAACTCCAATTCAGCAGCGGATTGCCGAGGCTACCGGCGTTACTGAAACACCCACAGTGCGCCCAGAAATGCTATCGCCAGAAGAGGCCATAGCTCAAAACAAAGTTATTACTCAAGAAAAAATTGCACAGTCTGAAGAGTTGGCGCAACAACGGTTGCCCGGACTTCAAGCACAAGTTGAAAAAGACATGGCTGCTCAAGAAGAGCGTGCGCGTCGTGAAGGACCGCGTCCTGTTGTGCCAGAAGTTGCGCCAGTGGAAACAAGCAGGTTTGATACTGAGCAACCAAAAGTGACTTCGCAAAAAGATCTGTTGGCTAAGCAAGCCGAGATTGACAAGATGCGTCTTGAGGCTGGTCTGCCTACTGGCGAGTCTTCGTTGACGCCCGGTGTACAGCCAGGAGTAAAAGCGCCAGAAGAAGTACTGACACCCAAGATTGTGGACAACCGTCCATTACAAGAGCGTGCTGCACAGAACCGTTTGTTGGTCATGCAAAACATGTTGCAGAACCAAGGCGGCGATCCTGCTAGTCTGACGATTGTTCCTCATCCATCTGCAGAAGGTCGGTTTGCCATTCAATCGTTGGATGTGCCTGCTCGATTTACGCCTGAGATGCAGGGCCAGAAGAATGAAGCTGGCCGTGTGCGTGAGACTACGGTTACTCGCATGGATGAGACTGGCAAGCCATACGCCGAGACCACCGAGACCCCTGCTGGACCGGGCATTGAGATTGATCCAATCAAAACGTACATTGACATTGCACGTAAAACCAATACGCCTGCCTCCATGCGTTTGGTTCGGGACTTTGATGCTGGCCTTGTAACTCGTGACGACGTGCAAGCTGCAATTGATGCTGAGCATAAGGCTGGTCGTCCATTGCCATTGAACTACACTGTGGCTGGAGAGCCTTGGTTCTTGGCTCCTGAAGTTACTAAGCCAAGGGGTGAGCGCGAGCTGCCTGCAAACACTGCTTTAACACCAACAGTAGAAGGGCCAGAACGCCCTCCTGTAACTAAGCCAGCATCACAAGTACATCAAGAAGTAGCAGCAGGTATTCCTCAGTTTGAAGAGCCTCCTGTTGTGGAAGCGCCAAAAGAAACTCCTGTAGTTGAAGAGCCTCCATTGCCAACAGGAACAATGCCGCAGACGTTGGGCGAGTTTCAACAGCGCATGCCTGTTTCATTTAATAACCCAGATTATTTGGAAGCAAATAAAAAAGGTGACTTTAAAGCGTTAGCAAATGCTATGGCGGCTAGTAAAAATCCTGCAATCAAAAGGATTGGCGAGTTAAGTCGTGGTATTTCCAATAAAATTAAACTTAAAAAACCCGGCAGTTTGCGCAGGCATGGGGAAGGTACTGTTGGTGTTTACGTCTATAACGAAGACTCAATTCAAATGGAGCCATCGCACGCAGCAGATGAGCATACCAACGCCCATGAATCTTTGCACGCCTTGATTTCTAAGGCTCAGCGATACCCAACTGAGCGCCAAAAACCAATTGCCAAAGAAATTAAAAAATTGTACTTGTACGCTAAGCAAGTATTGCAAAGCCAAGGCAAAGATTTTTATGGTCTGACCAATGAGCGGGAATTTACTGCGGAAGCAATGACCAATCCTGAGTTCCAATATGAGTTAATGCAAATCCCTTATGCTGGCAAACGCAGCGTATGGACGCAGTTCACTCGTTTGGTTGCTGACTTGCTTGGCATCAAAGACACCAATGCTTTGACTGAAGTAATGAACTTGGTGGATAAGCTTGCTCGTGTCAAACGCTCGCGCAATATTGCCGAAAAAGGTGCAACGGAGACTGTTACAAGCGACAGAATTGACCAAGCTACAAGCCCTGAAACTGATGCCATGCAAATGCCTTCGTTCGGCAAGAAACCTGAAGTGCAAACGCCAACCAATGTTGGTCAGCAAGCAATTGATATTGTCGGCCAAACTGGCATGGCTGCCGCACCTCCGCCGCTCAGCAAAACCGAAGTTGCAAAACAAGTAATTGCTAAACTGCGCGAGAACCCAGCCTTGACTGCTCAGACTGCTAAGGCTGCACTGCAAAGAGCGATGGATCAGTTTGAGACTTCCATGTTCTCTGGTGATGCTGCTTTCAACAATGAAATCCGTCGCAACTTGATGAAAGATTTTGCTGAACATCCAGAGATTCTTGGTAAGTTGCTGGACGCCAGCCAATCACAGACTTTGCATTCCGATGCTGTCGCTACGCAATTCATCATTGAAGGTGGCGTGGCATACGAAAAAGAAACGAACAAGTGGGTAGCCATCAAGAAGGAAGATAACTTCATCAAGTTGGCAAAGAACATTGAAGCGTTGCAAAGCAAGTACAAGATTACCAAAGAGAACGCCGAACGTATTGCTCACACATATTTTGTGGCAAAGCGGTTTAAGTCTTTGGCCTCCAAGCAAACCGAGCGTAACGCTGAGATTGCTTCTCTTGAGTTGCGCATTCAAAAGGAAAAGAACAACTCTAAACTGACGCCTGCTCAGCGCGAATCAATTGTCAAAGGCTTGCGTTCTGACATCAAGAAGATTAAAGATGCAGAGGTGTACATCTCTGACGAACAACGCGCCATGATCCAACCGGGCATGAGCTTGGCACAGTTGATGCCGGAGCTAGAGCAGATCAGCGATACATGGCAGGGCATCCGTGTGAACGCGATCAAAGCTATGGTGGACGGCGGCTTGTGGAATCTGCAAACAGCAGAAGCCATGCTGGACAACATCGACTACGTGCCGTTCTACCGCGAAGAACAATTGGAAGAGGGCAAAGGCCCACAAGAGTTTATCAAGGGCTTGGAGGTCAAGGCAAAAGAGTACAAGCTAAAGGGCTCCAACTCTGCTGTGAACGACGTGTTTGACAACATGGTCCGTTGGACGCAGTACGCCATCAACCGTTCTTTACGCAATCACAAAGCTGTGCAGATGATTGATCTTGGAACAGAGATCAATGTTGGCGATGAGAAGATGGCAAAGAAGGTCGATGAGATGGACAAGGACAAGAACATTGTTCGCGTGTATCGCAACGGTGTTCAAGAGCTGTACGAAATGGCTGACCCGATGTACATGGATGCCTTTACTGCAATCAGTAACGTGGCTATCCCGCACGTCAAATTCTTCTCTACGTTTGCCAACATGCTGCGCCAAAGCGTGGTGCTGTATCCGTTGTTCTCTGTGGCTCAGGTGCCGCAGGATGCGTATGCAGCGATGTTCTCATCTGGCTTGAAGATGCCATATGCCTTGAGCATTCCTGCTCGCGCTGTGAAAGAATTTGTGAAGACGCTGAATAAGACAAGCGCCACACACAATCTGCTGAAGCAATACGGAGCTACTGGTGTTCGTGATTTCAATGCAACCATTGCTCGACAAGACGTTGAGATTGCTGCTGGATTGAAAGCTTCCAAAGGGCTTAAGGGAAAAATCTTAGAGGGCTTGAGCAACATTGCTATGGCTTCTGATAATGCGGTGCGCCAAGCTGTTTATGAGGCTGCGATTGCGCAAGGAATGTCCAAGTCTGAAGCATTGGAGAAAGCATTTGAGATTATCAACTTCCGTCGTCGTGGCACAAGCAAGACGGTGAACTTCCTTGGTCAAACTGTTCCTTTCTTCTATGCGTATATGAGCGTTTCGCGCACAGCATTTAAGACCCTGAGCGGTGTCGGTATTTCTCCACAAGAGAAAAAGGAAGCGTTTAAAACATTGGCCTACACATCTTCTGCTGTAATGGCTTTGTCGATGTTGTACGCAATGGCAAACGGTGGTGATGACGAGTATGAGAAGACACCTATAGCGGTTCGTGATCGTACTTTGCATGTGCCCGGCACTACGATGCGGATACCTTTGCGGCCAGACTTCTTCTTGTTCCCAAAGATTATCACTGAGCATGCCTATCACATGATTACGGATGACGGCTTGACTGATGGGGCCAAGTTCCGTAAATCAATGGCCGACACCTTGGGCAGTGCAGTCTTGAGTCCTCAACCAATTCCGCAAGCAATTAAGCCTTTGTTTGAAGCCACCATTAATCATGACTTCTTCCAAGGTCGTCCAATTGTTGGAGAGTTTGAGCAGAAGAAAGAAGTGACTCGTCAGTTCAACGAGAACACATCAGAGCTGTCCAAGATTCTGAGCCATGTGCCGCTGTCCTACAGTGCGCAGCGCAACCAATTTGAAGGCATCTCACCTATCGTTCTGGACCACGTCATTCGCGGCATGTTTGGTACGGTTGGTGGCCTGACAATGTACGCTTCAAACTTCCTGCTGCATAGCGATCCTAATGTGGACCGTCCTACTATGTCGTTGCAAGAAGCAATGGCTGCATTGCCGGGCACGAGTGGTTTTGTAACCCGGCCTAATGAGTCGCGTTTAAAGAACGACTTCTACGAATTGCGTGATGTTGTGGAGAAAGCAAACACCACATATCAAGACATTAAGAAGCGCAGCCCTGAAGGCATTGATGATTTCATCCAAGATGAAAAAAATATGATGCGTGTGGGACTGGTTAAAAACGTGGAACATGTGACACGGCAACTCTCTCAAATCCGTAACGCTATTGCTCAAATTAGCAATGCTCCAAAGGATGTCTTTACAGGCGATGAAAAAGACATTCGTATCAAAGAGCTGCGTCAAGTCGAAGCGGAAATGATGAAAGCTATCCCCGTAAGTGAAATGCGTAAGATGGCAAAAATGTAAACCAAAGGAAGCCGGCGACTTATTTTAAATAAGTAGCCGTGTCCCTAAAGTATTCAATTCTCATTGAACAGGGTTTCAATGGTCTTGTTCAGTGCAGACAGTTCATCCATTTTTTGCACTGACCACATGCGCTTTTGCCCATGAATTCCATTGAGGCTTCCACGGTGGCAATCGGGGCACAACGGCATGGATGTGTACCATTGACCCTGATTGATTTCGTGGCACTCGCTAGGTCCAGCAGCGTCGCAGATCACACAGTTCATCTCCTTGATCCGTGCAATATGCCTACGCTCTGATACCGTAGGAGCCTTCTTATTTTTGCTCTGCATGAGCCCTAATCCACTCTGCTGTTTTAAAAAGAGAGTGCTGAATAGCATTGATGTTTTCTTCCCAACCATCGAGCCGTTGGTGTAAAAGTTTATCTTCCAATTCTTTAAAGTTTTTTTCTGCCCAGATCAAGTACTCGCTCCAGTCGTTGATTGATTCTTTCATCGTGCCTCCATCATTGCATCTGCTATGTTGTATGCGGCGCTTGCCAACTCATTGTCTTTGACAGATTTGGGCAGCGTGCCACTGGCAAGCATTCCATTCATTGCTTGGATGGCGCAGTAGTCACGAAGACTCATGCCCTCATCAAACGGTTCGCCGTGGCCTGTGTTGTGGATTGGGAAGACCATTTTCCCACCGTAAACTTCGCTCATAATCTTTTATCTCTTTCTGCCATCATGGCTTCGGCTTTATCAAACGCTTCTTTGGCCGCTTCTTTAGGGTGCTGCATGGTGCCGCTACCCAACAGGGCAAATCCGGCGTACCAGTCCAGCATGGTGATCTCCTGAATTGATGGCTGCTCACGAGGAGCAACCAGCTCTTCAATGCCTTCAGGCTTTTTTGGTCTTGCCATTTGTTTTGCCCTTCACGTTTTGCGATACCAACATTGGAAGAAGTTGATCTTCAAGGTAATACGCAAAGCTCTGGCCTTCGATGCCAATTACTTTGCACCATTGATCTTCATGCAGCGTACCGATTACGTCACGGATGGCCTTGTTGTAGCCTCCGTTAAACGAGTCGTCGCCCTCAATGATTAGCGTGATGGCATCGCGCACCAGTGCTGATGCTTTGCGCTCTCCGGCGGCAATCTTGAGCTTCTTGTAAATCTCTTCCGGTAAGTGAACCGAGTACGGGATTAAGCGTTTGCTTTCCATGATCTGTATTCCTGTTGAATAAACTGCAGTTTTTTGGCAGCCTGTTGGTTTTCTTTAAGTTCGGAGCGTGACTGGATGTCCAGTTCTTCCTTGAGCCACGCAACGACGGCGGATTCAGTCATCTCAAATATCTGTCCGATGTCCAGCAGATACTGAGCAAACTGAGGGTCACGGCAAATAATTCCTGCTGCACGTACTGCATCGCGGGAATACTCTGCGTCTCTGTTAATGGGTTGTTCTTCGCCGTTCAGTCTCACCATAACCACTTGATACCTTGCCCCAACAAAGTCCCTCAGAAGAGCCTCTGGAACCTCGTCAGGGTGTACGTTAAGAGTAAGAATATAGCCAGTCTTGTCCTGCTTCATGGCTATCTTCACACCCTCAAACTGTAGTGTCTGAATGGACATGGTCAAAAGGGAATGTCTTCGTCGTCAAAGCTTTGCTGCGGCTTCGGCGTGCGGCGCTCAAACTGAGGTTCTGCTGATTCACGTCGGCCACCTTGCAAGGCAACGTCGTTCACGCGCACGTCCATGTTCTTGCGCTTGCTGCCCTCTTTGTCGGTCCACTCACGCTCAATCACGGAGCCTGACACAGTAACGGCTTGGCCTTTTACAAGGTACTGAGACAGCGATTCCGCACGCTTGCCATACAAGGTGCAATTCCACCAGATCGTTCCCTTGCCCTTGCCCATTGAATCGGCAATTGAAAAATTGGCAATCATGTCGCCGTTTTGCAACTGCTTCAGTTCGCAATCTTTGCCGAGCGATCCGGCTACTGTAATGTTGTTCATGCTTCTTCCTCTGGTGGTTGGGTAAATTGTTTCTTTGCCTTGGTGAACATGGCAAGCATTGCCTCGTAATCCGGCAGGCTTTCCTTGACCTTGTCAAAGATGTTCTTGTTGTTGCGAAAGATTGCCATCACATCCGACTCGCTGGCCGCATGCTCCAGTGCCAACGCTACAGCATCGCGTACAAGATCAACCCATTCTTCAAATGTTTGCTCTGGCTCACTGTGCTCAATAGATACCTTAAGCTGCCATGCTCCCGGCTTACCTTCAATTACCTTTGGCGCTACTGGTGCCTTGGCAGCCACAGGCTTAGGAGCAGCCTTAGCTGCTTGGCTTTGCGGAGCAGGCTTGGATGCGTGATTGCCATCGTCGTCTTCAGGTGCAATACCGCAGGCGGCTTGCAGGCTGTAACGACGGGCATAGGTCAATGCACTGCCGTAGCCTTGAGCATCATGCTTGGAGGCTGGAACGTGCAGCTTGCCGCCACTGATCTGCTCGCCGGATTCATGGATGAATATTGTCTCTACGATCACGCCGTCTTCGCATGGATGGGTGTTCTGCATGAGCATAATGCCATTCGTATTGAGGGCGTCAATGACTGCCTCGATACACGCATCCAGTGCCGCATACCTGTTACGGAAATGCGGGTTGGTGGATGTTTTGAGCGCAGGGCCGAACTCTTTTTGAGCCCGGACAAGCGCTGCTGATATTTCTTTCATTGAAGTTCCTTGCGTTGTGTTTTGTTATCGGGATGCAGAAGCCACTTGTCACCCAAGTATTCGATGGATGCTTGCAGTTTTTGTTCGTTGCTTTTCTGGAGGTAATCAATCAACTCTGGCGTGATAGGCCCGTGCAAGGGGCTGGCGCTGATAGGGTTGATGTCAAACTCCATGAAGTGTTCTTTGAGTCGCATGATTGTGTCCTTAAAAAATGCCAAGCCAAATGCCCGTGCCGTGAATCCATGCAATGGGAAATACAATTGCTCCAGCAATCAAGAATCCCCAAGCTGCCGTCTGAAGGCAAACAACAATGTGGGTCATCCAAGCTGCAAAAACCCAACCCAAGCCGCCAATTACAAGTAGTTCTTTCACAGCAGCTCTCCTTGTTCTGAAGCGGTAAGAATTACCTTCTCGACTTTGACGCCAGAATTGAGGCTATCAACCAGCTCGTCTTGCGATGCAACGTGCGCTGTAAATTCCTGCTTTGCTGCGTGAGCAATGGCCTGAGATACAACGGTGGACTTGATAAGACGCACGGTCCCGGTGGTGTTGTTCTTGACAATGTAGATGCGTTGAGTAGCCATGATTATTCCTTGGTTTGAGTTTGCTGAGCGGCCAATTTCTCGGCCTTCTTTTTGTAGTAGTACGCGCTTGCATACGAGTTACGCTTTTCGCGTTTCGCTTGCAAAATTTGTGACGCTGAGTATTCTGGGCTTGCGGAAAGTTGATCCAGAACAGAGTTGAGGCTGCGAGACAAACGGTCTACGCGCTCTTCCAATACGGTAATACGCAGCGTGAGGCTGAGCTTTTCTTTGTTTGAGATGAACATGATT